AACTTATATTGTAGAAAATGCTACAACAGGTGCATTTGCAGTTACTTTCAAAACCACTTCTGGAACAGGAGCTACTTGGTCTGCAACAAATAAAGGTTATAAAATTTTATATTCAGATGGAACTAATATTGTAGATATTTCTACAGATTTAGGAGACGTAGGTTTAGGAATAGTTACTTCAGAAGGTATTACTGCTACAGGAAATATTGTACCTGGAGCAAACGACACTTATGATTTAGGATCAGCTTCAAGTGTATGGAGAAATTTATATACTGGAGATTTACATTTATCCAATGAAGCTAAAAATAATGGAAATATTGTAGATGGTACAAAAGGAAATTGGACTTTACAAGAAGGTAAGAGTGATATATTTTTAATTAATAATATATCTGGAGAGAAATTTAAAATTAATTTATCCAAGATAGAAGGAGATTTATAATGGGAGTAGTATCGTGCGGGACAACAATGTTGGACCAAGGAGTTTTTGAAAATATAGGAGCGGTCACTTGGGACACTACAGTTAAAACTTCAGGATTTACCGCAGTTAGTGGTAATGGATATTTTTGCAATACAACATCAGCAGCATTTACAGTAACACTTCCAGCGTCACCTTCGGCAGGGGACATTGTTGGTATAAAAGATTACGCAAACACAGCTGATACAAATAATATTACTATAGGTAGAAATGGTTCTAATATTCAAGGTGAGGCAATTAATTTTGTTATAAACACAGAAGGAAGATCAGTAATATTAGTTTATGTAGATGGAACAAAAGGTTGGTTAGTTACATCTGCTTCGCAAGCAAGTAATATTTCAAGCCCACAGTTTATAACAGCGACAGGTGGAACAATAGCAATCGTTTGTACAGATTATAAAATTCATACATTTACAGGGCCGGGAACTTTTTGTGTTTCTAACGCAGGTAATGCCTGTGGTTCAAATACAGTAGATTATATGGTAATAGCTGGTGGTGGAGCAGGAGGTTCTGACGGTGGTTCAACATCTGGTGGTGGAGGTGGTGCTGGTGGTTATAGAGAATCATCCGGTGCTGCTTCTGGTTGTTATTCAACTAGTCCGTTAGGTTCTTGTGTTAGTGCTTTACCAGTAACAGTTACAGGTTATCCAATTGCAGTAGGTGGTGGAGCTCCTGCTTCTCCAAAAACAGGGACTTGTCTTAATAGCCCTGGAACTGATTCAAGTTTTTCAACAATCATATCTGCCGGTGGTGGTGGTGGTGGAAATAACACTCCCGCTATCCCTGTCCCTACTAGATTAGCAGGAGCTGGTGGATCTGGTGGTGGAGCACCTTATTATGGTCCAGCTGTTGGAGGTGCAGGAAATACACCTCCTGTTAGTCCACCACAAGGAAATAATGGTGGAAATGGACAAACAGGTCCTGGTGGTGCTTATGGTTCAGGTGGTGGAGGTGGCGCTAGTGCAGTAGGTGCTAATGGAACTACTTCGGCAGGTGGTGATGGTGGTAATGGTGTAGCAAATTCAATTACAGGATCTTCAGTTACAAGAGCTGGTGGTGGAGGGGGAGCTGGTTGGATTTCTGGACCTCCAACTTCTGCTGGTGCAGGTGGATCAGGAGGCGGTGGTGATGGTGGAGTAGATGGTGGAGGTGCTGGAAATGCTGGAACTGTAAATACTGGTGGTGGAGGTGGTGGAGCAGCTGGAAATCCATCAGGATTTTTAGGTGGAAATGGCGGTTCTGGAATCGTTGTAATAAGATACAAATTTCAATAGGTAATTTATGGGCGTAAATTCATGTGGAACAACACTGATAGACCAAGGAGTTTTTAAAAATATAGGTGCTATTACTTGGGACACAACAGCTAAAACATCAGGTTTCACAGCGGTAAGTGGTAATGGTTATTTTTGCAACACAACATCAACAGCATTTACAGTAACACTCCCTGCTTCTCCAAGTGCAGGTGATGTCGTTGCTATTGCTGATTACGCAAATACTTTTGATACTAATAGTGTTACAATAGCTAGAAACGGAAGTAATATTCAAGGTAGTGCAGATGATTTTGAAGCCTCTATAGAAGGATTAAGTATAACTTTAATATATGTAGATGGAACACAAGGTTGGTTATTAATTGATGCAGCACAAGCATCTGATATTAGTGGTCCACAATTTACTATTGCAACAGGTGGAACAGAAACAATTTCAGGAGATTATAAAATTCATACATTTACAGGACCTGGAACATTTTGTGTTTCAGTAGCAGGTAATTCTCCTATATTTCCAACAGGTGGACCAAGTAATGTTGATTATATGGTAGTAGCTGGCGGTGGATCAGGAGCAGGTCATAACCCTGGTACTTCATCGTCATACGCTGGTGGTGGAGGTGGTGCTGGAGGTTTTAGAGAATCTTCAGGTGCTGATTCTGGTTGTTATTCAACTAGTCCGTTAGGTTCTGGTGTTTCATCTTTACCAGTAACAGCAACAGGTTATCCTATTACAGTTGGAGCTGGTGGAGCACTAGATGAGTTAAAACCCCCTGGATTAGGTAATGATGGATCAAATTCAATTTTTTCAACAATAACATCAGCAGGTGGTGGGGCTGGTCTTATAGGTGGTACACCAGGTGGACAATCTGCGGGTTCAGGAGGATCAGGTGGAGGTGTTTCAGCTGAAAATAATCCTGGTTCTAACACTCCTGGATCAGGAAATACACCTCCTGTTAGTCCCCCTCAAGGAAATCCTGGTGGAACTATGGCAGTTTTTCCAAGTAGAGGATCTTCTGGTGGTGGTGGAGCAACAGCTGCAGGAACAAATAACCCAAGTGGTAATGATGGAACAGCAGGAGGTGCAGGTGCAACAACTTCAATTTCAGCAAGTCCAACAGCTTACGCTGGCGGAGGCGGAGGTGGTGGTTGGAACGGAGCTTCTGCAGGTTCAGGTGGAACTGGTGGTGGCGGAGCAGGTGGACGATTATCAAACGGAACTGCAGGAACAGTTAATACTGGCGGTGGTGGCGGAGGTTCAGGACCACAAAACGTAGTAGGTGGTGGAACTAATAAAAATAAAGGTGGAGCGGGTGGTTCAGGAATTGTTATTATTAGGTACAAATTTCAATAGTTGAACAATGATAAAAATTAATATATAATAGGAGACAATTATGGCACATTTTGCAAAACTAGGAGCTAACGGAAAAGTTATTCAAGTATTAACTTTGAATAATAGTGATATGTTAAACGCTGATGGTGTTGAAGATGAAACAGTAGGTCAACAGTATTTAGAGCGGCATAATAACTGGCCTGCACAAATGTGGATTCAAACATCTTACAATACATCAGGTGGACAACATAATAATGGTGGAACACCTTTTAGAGGAAATTACGCAGGTATAGGTTATACTTGGGACGAAGATGATCAAATATTCTGGCCTAAAAAACCTTATGCTTCATGGGTAAAAAATAATTCAGAAGCTAGATGGCAATCACCGATTGGTGATGCTCCAGCATTAACTGCTGAACAAGAGTCACAAAATACAGCAGAAACTCATTTTTGGCATTATGTTTGGAATGAAGAAAATCAAGCCTGGGATTTGACAAATAGCTTAGCATAAATTATATATGGTGGTGGTGGTATGCAGAAGAAAGTTTTAACAGAGCAAAGTTTATTCTACGGTGATATTGATATGCCGAAAGGTTTTGAGATAGACCAAGAAAAACTTACCAACGATATTTTACAGTCCACATTTACTAATAAAGATTTTCCATTTTCAAGAACTTGGGATATGTTAAATACATATATAAGAGATCACATCGGTCTTGAATATCAAATTAATTTAATTAACAAATCAACTTGGGGAAATATCTATAAACCCAATGAGACAACAATTCCTTTATTAAATATTGATCCAGTGGATCTTAGAAACGCTCCAGACTTTACAATGCTTTATGGTGTTAAAGTTAAAGATTGTTTTGTTCGAATACATTTTGATGATAATAGACGTAAAGGAAGAAGTTGGGATATAGAACTTAAAAACAATATGTTTATTATGTTTCCTTCTACTAATATGTATTACATAAATAATACCCAGAAAGATTCTTTGAATTTTGTACAGACTATAACTTATGAATATATAAAATGAGTGGTGAGAAAAAATATCTATACTTTAGTGGATTACCAAGATCAGGAAATACTTTGTTATCTGCTATTTTAAATGAAAATCCAAATATTCACTCGACTGGACATTCTTTTTTACCTGATTTATTATTTGCAATAAAAAAAACAGAGTATAATTCAAATTCTTTTAAAAATTATCCTTGTCATAATAATTTAAACAATGTTTATAAAAATATAATTCCAAATTATTATAAAGACCATAATGTTAAATATATTATTGAAAGAGGAGATTGGATAACTCCTTTTAATATAAATATATTAAAAGAAATAGCCCCTAATAAAATTAAAATAGTTATTTTAATTAGAGATATATTTCAAATTATTAAATCTTATTTAAAATTATGTGAAGATAACCCTCAATTTTTTTATAACATAAGATATAATTCTTTAGATCATTCCACTTTATTTACGGGTGAAATAGAAACTAAAGTTGATCTTATTATGGATAAAGGAGAATATATAAATACAATGCTTTATTCAATATATCAATTAAAGAAAAATAATGTTTTAAAAAATTTTTTATTGATTGATTATAATGATTTAGTAGATAAACCAGAAATAACTATTAATAAAATCTATGATTATTATGGTATAGATCAATTTAAACATTCATTTAAAAATTTAAAAGCACCAAAATATGACGATTCTATGTTAGGTGCTGAAATGCACAAACTTATGGAAGGTAAAATAGAAAGAAAAGATTACAATATAAAACTTTCAAAAAATATAATTAATAAATATAAACATTTAAATAAAATTATTTATGAATATATCTAATTACTACTGGCATTTTCCTAAAGCTCTGACACCAAAGTTTTGTGATGATGTAATAGCTTACGCTAATCAACAAGAAGAAACAATGGCAAGAACTGGTGGATACGGAGATAAAAAATTATCTAAAGAAGAAGTAAAAGATTTAAAAAGAAAAAGAAACTCTGATTTAGTTTGGTTAAATGATACTTGGATATATAAAGAATTACACCCATATGTTCACGAAGCAAATAGAGCTGCAGGTTGGAACTTTGAATGGGAACGATCAGAATCTTGTCAATTTACAAAATATAAACACAACCAATATTATGATTGGCATTGTGATGGTTGGGACAAACCTTATGAAAAAGAAGGACCTGACAATGGTAAAATTCGAAAACTATCTATGACTTGTCAATTAACAGATGGTTCAGAATACACAGGTGGTGAATTAGAATTTGATTTTAGAAACTACGATCCACATATGAGAGATGAAGCTAAACATTTAAGAAG